ACAACCCAGACAGTTTAGTCGGTTCTCCACCAGTCGGAATCGTGTTTTCTGAGTATTCCCTGAGTAATCCGAGTACATGGGCTTATTTGATGCCTATTTTGGAGGAAAATAACGGGTGGGCAGGCTTTAACGGTACGCCTCGCGGTAAAAATCACTTCAAGAAAATATGCGACCTAGCAGAAAAGTCAGATGACTGGTTTTATGACGTAAAAACTGCTGATGACACAGGCGTATTCACACGCAAACAGCTAGAAAATATCCTGTATGAGTTACAGGACCAGTACGGTGAAGAATTTGGCATGGCAATGTGGATGCAGGAGTATTATGTATCGTTTGATGCCGCGATTATGGGTTCGATTTACGGTGAATTTATCACTAAAATTGAACGCAAAGGCCAGATACTCGATTTTGAGATTGACCGCGAGGTTCCAGTAAACACCGTATGGGATTTGGGGCGTACCGATGCCACAGCGATATGGTTCTATCAGATTATTGGTGGCGAAATCAGAATTATTGATTATTACGAGGCTAGTCTGAAAGAAATCCCAGAATACGCACAGGTAATCCGCACGAAAGCGAAAGAAGGCGGGTATAAGTACGCCACGCACTGGTTGCCACACGATGCGAAGCCGAAACGCTTGGGCATGGGCGGTAAAAGTATCATGCAGCAATTGCAGGATGAAAAAATCGGTAGAACGGTAATTGTGCCACGCCAGGACATACAGGATGGCATCCAAGCGGCTCGCGCAACGCTACCGAAGTGCTATTTTCACAAAACAAACACAGAAATTGGTTTAGAGCATTTACGAAGCTATCATTATGAGTATAATGAGGAAAAGAAAATGTTTACTGACAGCCCGTTTCACGATCACACGTCACACGGTGCTGATGCGTTTCGTTATTTGGCGATGTCATGGCGTAATCCTAAAACTCAGGAAGCCTCACAGTCGTTTGAGCAAAAACTGATGACAGGTGCGCTTGCAGAAATGACATTTGGCAAGATTAAGCAACAGCATTTAAGTCGTATGAAAAGTAAGCGCAGCGATATATACCACTAGGAACGGAAAATGGCGAATAAAGACGATTTTAAAGACGTTGAAATAAAGGTGGACAATAAAGTAACCGCTTGGCTTGCTGAAATTGATGACGCTAAAAAGCGCGAAAAAGACTACAGAAAAGACGGAAAGAAAATCCACGACATATATAACGGCTCGAAAGAGGAAAAAATCCCGTTTAATATTCTCTACAGTAACACAGAAACACTACTCCCAGCCCTATATTCCTCTGTACCGCGCCCAGTGGTGCAACGAAGATTTAAAGACGATGATATGCTCGGTAAAGCCAGTGCGAAAGCTGGTGAGCGTGTACTTGAGTTTTTACTAGACACTAACATTGAAGGCTATGAAACGTATGATGATTGCCTGAGGGCGGCAACGTTAGACGGTCTGTTAGCTGGTCGTGGTCTCACATCGGTAAAATACGATGCAGAATTATCGAAAATGGTCGGTGAGGATGATACTGGTGGAGAAACATCGGATGCAGAAGAAGAAGCATACGAGAAAAAATCAGAATTAGTGTGCGTTGAAACGCGCTCATGGGATAAAGTGTATTTTGGATACGCAAAACGATGGTCTAAGGTGCCGTTTATCGTTTACGAGGAATTTGTAGATAAAACTGAGGCGATTCGGTTATTTGGTGAAAAAATTGCAGGAAAATTGCAGTACAACACCAAAGACGAGGAGGAAGAAAAAGAAACTGACGAAGAAGTATCTGGACAGTTATCGAAAACGACCTGTATCTACCAGATTTGGCATAAAAAAACCAAGAAAGTTATTTTTGTCAGCCCAGACTACAAAGAGGGGTACTTAAAAGAACGGGATGATCCGCTTGGTCTTACTGGCTTTTTCAATATGCCACGCCCAATTATGTTCTTGGAGAAATCCAACGACTTGATGCCAGTAGCGTTATATACGCTGTATGAAAATCAGGCAACCGAGTTGAACCGCTTGACCATACGTATTCAGAAGGTTGTCGAAGCAATTAAAGCGCGTGGTGTTTACGATTCAGAGCTTGGCGATGATATTGCTAAGATTATGGATGAATCAGATAATGCGCTGGTGCCGGCCGATAAATCAGCATCGTTTGCTGCTGAGAAAGGTCTTGGCAATGCGATTTGGTTCATGCCAATTGAGCAACTAACAAATGTTCTTATTCAGCTATATCAAGCACGAAACCAGTGTAAGCAGATTATATACGAAATTACCGGCATTTCAGACATTATGCGCGGTTCAACCAACGCCAATGAGACATTGGGCGCACAAGAGATTAAAAAATCGTTTGGTACCCTGCGTTTAAAACGCTTGCAGTCAGAAGTTCAGCGTTATGCTCGTGATTTACTCCGCATGATGCTAGAAATTGCCGCATCTAAATTCAGCACAGAAACATGGCAAAAAATGACAGGCTTGCCGTATTTAACTGACGAGCAAAAGCAAATCCTTGAAATGCAGAAAGCGCAAGCACAGCAATTTGGGCAACCGTTGCCACCTGAAATTGAGCAACAAATGCAAATTCCAGCATGGTCAGATATACTTGAAATGCTGAATGATGACGTACAGCGTGCATATCGTATTGATATTGAATCGAACTCAACCGTACAGCCAGAGGCGACCGAAGACCAGAAAAACATTGCGGAAGTGATGAACGCACTAGCACAGTACATGAATGGCGTTGCCCCACTGGTAGTGAACGGTTCGCTACCATTTGAAGCGGCACAGTCTATGATGCTGGCGATTTCACGCAGATTCAGGTTCGGTAACGAGATTGAAGAACACATCATGGCGATGAAGCCACCTGAGAAAGAAGACCCGAAAGCGGCAGAACAAGCGAAAGCACAGGCTGATGCACAGGCTAAACAAGCTGAAATGCAAGCACAGGCGCAAATGAAGCAAGCCGAAGCGCAAATCAGGGCGCAAGAGAAACAAATTGACTTGCAAGCCGAATCAGCTAAATTCCAGTCTGAGAAACAGGCTGAAATGATAGCGCAGGATAAGGATATTGCGGCTAAGAAAGAAATGCTGATTATGGAGTTGCAATCTAAAGAGCGTATTGCTGAAAATGTGGCTAGAATACAGGCAGAAACACAGTTATTGACCTCACACGCGCAATTGATGGCACAGAAAGAAAGTAAATCAGAAGGCGATGGTGAAAATGAAAGCGATGAAAGCGGAGAGCTATCTCAAGCCATTGCAATGATTGCAAATGCTTTAGATTTAATGGCACAACCAAAAGAAACGATTATTACTCAGCGTGACGAAAATGGCAGGGCAGTTGCTTCTATGCAGCGAGTTGCCAGTGACATGGTGCAATAAGAGTAATATAATAAAATTCAAAAGGAGTATTTGTTATGAGCTTGAGTAATACTACAGAAACAGCCGCATTAGATGCGTTTTTACGCGGCACAGACCCATCATATCGAGCAGGGGCAACTCAATACCTTGCGCTATTTACAGCAGACCCAGGTGAAGCAGCCTCGCTTGCAGCAGAAGCAAACTATACAGGCTATGCCCGCGTAGCTCTAACAAAGGCAACTAGCTGGACAGGAACAAGCTCACCATTCACTAACACTAACTTAATTCAGTTTGGTGCGTGTACGGCAGGTACTAATGCTTTAACGCACTTTGCTGTTGTTGATACTGCATCTGGCGCGGTTGCCATGATGATTAGCGGTGCTTTAAGTGCAACCTTAAACGTATCGTCAGGCATTCAGCCACAATTTGCAGGTGGCGCATTGAGCATAGGTGCTGACTAATGTCAGGATTCAATTCGGTAGCTCAATATGCTGATGCTGATTTAGCAGGGCAGACTTGGACTACACAATTTCGTAAAACAGTTGCATCTGCGACTACCACAACAAACGGCTGGATTGACTACAGCTACTTTGCTGGCAGCCCAAGTGCTAACTTCTATGCTTCGTCACCATCTGTTTCGGCAGTAGTTGAAGCAATTAGAGGTATTTACGTTCCTAATGTTTCACCTAAGACACAGCATTTAAAAAGTCTTAATGTAATGACAGC